AATCTGATCCCAACGCAATCTTAAGCATCAATCACTCCAAACTAATTTCATCATTATATATGTAGATTCTGGCATTTCATGGATAAGCCAGATACGGTGATAACCAATATAGTATGCTTTTCCCTGCTTAGCTAACCAAGCTGATACTTCATTGACGCAAAGAATTTTATACCACGTTTCCCCGTCTATTACTTCTTTTTCTAAAAGTCTTATTTTGTTATTTGAAGCCATCAGTCACTCCAAACTAATTTCATCATTATGTATGTAGATTCTGGCACGTCAACAAGTGATGATCCTGTTGCGATGGTAGTTACATAACGGTATGACTCCCAATCGAAGCCGCGCAACCATTGCATCACTCGTTGATCACAGAATACTGTATACCGCTGTTTACCGTCTACAATACTCTTGTCTATAACTTTCATTCTAGCCATTTAGTTTCTACGCATTTTCGCAATGTCTTCAGCGTCTTGACGGGCGAATACAGGCACCATATTTGATTTATGAAGTGTAGCGATACCCAATAGCTTTTGTTCACCAGAATATGCTCTAACTTCTTTCTTAGCGCATATAGCCAACCCCGTGCCTATTACACTGGGATACTGTTTGCGATCAGAGTAAATAACGTTGGTTGTAGGCTTGTATGTTTCTACTTTCTTTTTAACAGCTTTAACACGACCAAACACTTTATCAATATATTCTTCAAGTGTAATTTTAGGCATGTGGCGCTGTTTTAGAAAACGATTGTATTCTAAATGATCTTGTTCTAACTGTTTTAGTTTACCTTTAGTCAGTTTCATTTTACCAATAACCTAACTGTGTTTAGCATTTCCATTTCTTCAGTCATCTTGATAACTTGTGCTGATTTGACGTACAGTGCTTTTGTACTCGAACCCTTTCTAGTAATAACAATAGCTTTTGCAGTAAATCTAACAACTTCAGCAATCCTAAACCCGCTCCAGTCGTTTTCAGCTACTAGTACTCTATCATTAGGTTCAAGTACTTGATTAAAGAAGTCACGGTGTTATGTCATGTTTTTATTGTAACACCTCTTTAGTGTGTTTGCAAGTACCTTTACCGAACTTAAACGCTGGACAAGTGCATGTACCTTTTTCTGGATCGACAAAATAACTGTTACCTTTGCTGCCCTTGATTTCGATCAGGGTTGATTTTACTCGTGATTTGAATGGACTGATCTTTAGTTCCTGAAACTTGCGACCGCGCTGATCCATTTTCATAGGATTTTTAAGATAAACGGGCACAGTTTTACCTTGGGGTATGTAGGCCAAAACCTTGTCACCATCTAGCAGATAAGTGTGATTGGGCTGGCTTTCCATATCCCAAAGAGTAATTTCTTTGACTGCTATCATCTGGGAGTCCTGGTGTTTTCTTCAGTCAGCGCAACCCATTCATCAGAGTCATAATGCATTCTCCATGCACCGTCTTTAAAAAGATAGTTGTACTCTTCACCGTGGTACATAAAATCATTAATAGTAGGATGTACTCGTGCGTCAACGTTCTCTTCACCTCGATCACGACCATAGAAAGTACACATCTTACGAAATTCTTTGTGCTCAGGTGTACCGACACTAAAAGGCGGATCAAACGGATGCTGTACACCAATATGCACAGACAAGGAACTCATGTCGCCATAACTCAATAGTTCGCGGATCTTTTCTTCAGTGTTATAATTTTCAAGCAACATTCTGCCGTTGTACGACGGATAACCGTCCCAATGACAATACACGCTTGTGATAGTACCATCTTGATTTTCAATACCGATTCTGCTGCGAGTTCCCATAATAATTCCTCAGATAAGTTCGTTAAGGCTGCTAAAAACTTGAGCGACTTCTTTGTGATCCAAGATCACACTTTCGCGCATAGTGCGGTTGATCATCATGGGAGTAAGAAGGTCAACATGATGCGATACTTCGCCGCCGTATTTTACTCGGCTCAGTCTAACTCTGCCATGTACGGGAATGTCGCCCATATACATACCACTGACACACAAGCCTTCCAAGTTCCAATTCATGTTTTGCTCCTGTTCGTTGACTATATGATTAGTATAGCAGATTTGGGCAAAGAGTCAAGCCTTTTCTGTTTTTTCTTTTTCTGGGTGCGGAAACCACGGAAAGGGATATGTTTCATCGCAACGATCAGTAAAATCTTGCGGAAGCCTTACTGATACACCGTTCTTGCAACCACACTTATTGCATACAAAATGTGCGATAACATACATTTCACCATCACCACCGCGATGAAAACGTGTGAAATTCCACTGGTCGCGCGGGAAATAGTTACCAATTGGGCAACCACCTTTGCACGGGGTTTTAATAGACTTATCTTTTCTTTTTAAGAAGTTAAACATCGCTGGCTCCTATTAGTGATATATGTATATAATAGCACATTTGGGCAAAGAGTCAAGCCTTTTATACTAATTTAGGCTGAAACATATCTTTGACTTCAGCAGGAATTATCTTCCAAACGTTCCATCCACCCACTTCTTTTTTGTAAGCGTTGGCCAGAGCCTCAGTTGTGAACACTTCAACGATTTTCTCATTCTGTGTGACTATATACACTGTCATTTTACTGCCCTATTCGTTGACTATAGATATAGTATAGCAGTTTTGGGTAAGAAGTCAAGCTTTTATGTGAAAACATTTTACGAAAGGAGTGAACTAAGTTGTTGATTTACAAAGACAATTTTAACGATAAATTAATGACTTACAGAACCTTCGTGAAATCTAAATTAGCTATGTGAGTATAGTTACTGACAAGAAAAGGATTGGCCTAAAACCGTAGTCAAATCAACAACTTACAGTTTTAGGTTTGTTTTAAGAACTTCAATAAAATCAATAACTTAGCTAACCAAGTCCAAATAAGCTCGCTCAAACCCTGAAGTAGCTTTGTCTAAGTCAAAGTTATCCCGGATAAAATCAATCACTTGATTGGGGTCAATCCCGTGATTAAACACAATGTTGGGACCGTGTTTGTCAAGCATAACAGCATAGATACCGGGTCTAACTTCAGCCAATCCATTAGCAGTATTCTCCCCGCATTGGTGTGATCCACACTCATATGCTCGTTGTGATACAGTGGGTACTTGATCTTTGTGATCAGCTTTTAGAGGGCAATGAAAGTGTACAATACAATCAAGCTCGCCATACTTAGTAAAGATGATACGCTGTGACTGTCCACCTACAGAAGGCTTAGCACCATATGAAATAACGCTATCATCGCCATCAGTGACAACACGCACCATACCATTCTGGTCGATTTGGTTGAAATTAGTCTTGCGAATAGAAGTCAAGAATTCACGCTCGCCCACTTTAGCAGCAAAGTGGCCTGTAGTTGCGCCGTTGAATTTCTTGTACGCACCTTGCTCAATACACCAGTTAACTACGGTATGAAGTGCAGAAGGGATTGTTTCAGGATCCCATTTTACAGGAGTACCACCAACTACAGTGGATCTGGTAAAAGTCAAGTGAGTTCTTAGATATGCAATGTCAAGTGCTTCTTGTAATACTTCGTCACGAGCCATACCAATACCATATACACCTTCTTCAGGAGTAATGATAAAGTTTACGCGAGTTTCAATGTCATTTACTACAACAAGGTTACAAGATGCTTTTTTAAGCAGGTTCAAACCCTTTGCAAACATTTGTTCTTGAGTATCGCCGCAAGTGGTTTTGAAGCCAACCAAGAAAATATCTTTACGATGTTTTCTGATCTTGGTAATTACTTTGTCAGCGGGAGTAAGTTCAATAGTAGTTGTGCCTTCTTTAGTAGAAAGGCGCTCAGCATACTTACCAGATTCAACCGCACCAATTTTGCCGTCAAAGTCACACATAGCACAGTTAAAAAATACAATCTTGGTAGTGTTGTCGTTGATCAACTGGTCTACATAATTAGAAACATCTTGATTAGTTTCAAGTTTGGAAGAACTATCAGCCATTTTAGTAAGCACAAGATCAGCGTCCATCTTGATCTTACCTTCCAGGATCTTTTCTAGCGCCATCCGATGCAGCGTTCTAGCAGTGTTGCCATATGCTGGAGCAGCAAGAGCCATATGTGCTCTTACATGCGAAATAGTTCCGCCGCCCATGAATACGATTTTCTTATTCATTACCAAATCTCTTTAATGTAGTCAATCAAGTTAGCAATAGTGGGTTTTGTTTCGTTGATTTGGGTTTTGATGATTTCTGTTGCAGCAATCAACGTTTTCCAAATCAATTCAGCTAAGAGTACACCAAGCAAAATAGGTATTGCACACGCAACCAATAGCACGATAACTATACGGCGAGTAACAGGGTTTTGCATATTAGTGATAAAAGCGAAGTTCATAAATCCTCTTGATTATTTGTTATTCCAAATTTAATGTGTTTGTACCATATTCTTTCATGTATGTAATACAATACTGTAGCAGTTACTAACTTTGCTCCGCCCAGTATCGCTCCTAACTCAAAACTACCAGTTACTAACCAAGCGATCAGTAAACTGTCAATCGAACCTACTATTCGCCAACTGACGGCTTTGGCAAAATGCCTACGCTTTAAGATCATTTAATTTCAAAGTGTTTATATAGATTCATAAAAGTTGTATGATAGTGGATACGCATACTCTGTTTTTTCACCGATATCATATTTTTTCTTCACTGGGGCAAGTCTTTTAATAACTACTAACTCTTTAAATATACCAAGTACAATACATGGTACTAAGTCACCTCCGTCAGTATACGAAAGATACTCACCACCTACTACAGGTGATACTTTGCGTACAGACTTTTCTTTTCGGCTACTATAAGAGTGTGATCCTAACCCTAGTGATGAAATCTCAGCATCAAACGCACCCATCATTCAATTCCAAAATGCTTTTTAATTTCTTTAGCACATTCAAATGCGCCAGCTTTTTTTCCAGCATCGTAAGTGTTTTCTTTGGGCCAATGTTTAATAGCAACTTCTTCTGAAATATTTACGCATTCTTTCACAATCAACTCGGCTAATTTTTCAGCGTCTAATTTAGTTCCTTCAAACTCAGGCGCGCCATTGTATTCGTTATTACCCCATACTTCAGTAGTTGCCTGTTCAATAAGTTCTCGAATTCGTTTGTTCATTAGTGAATCCTGTCTACATCTTCAAACATCACAAACTTACCAGCGTCCATAAGTTCTTCAATCTGATGATCAATAGCATCCAGTTCAGGCATATTGAATCCAAGTTCAGACAAAAACTTAAACACTGAGTCTTCATCACCGCGTGGAATGACGATTACTTCTTGATCGGATTCATCATAGTTACCTTCAGCAGCTTGCTCTACCATTTGTTTCAGTTTGTCGCGCCAATCCATATTCAAATCCTCAAAAGTTACACATTTCAGGGGTACGATAGCTGTGAAGATGTTCACCATTTTCAAAAATCCACATGTAACCCTGCTCACCATGAACCATGTCATTGCGCAACAAACAGTCGCGCCAATAGATCACTGAACCATCTTTGCAAATGTGTTTGTTGAAAACCAAATCCAATACATAGTCACTCATAAGTCCACCCCAGTTCACGCATCAGTTTATACTTGACCAAACGATTTGGCAGTCTAACTCGCTCGGGATCGTCAAAGCCCATCATGACACCAACTTCACACACAGCGCCACTGCGGCAAATACCTGCATGACAGTGTACTACAACATTGGTATCATTGTCAATAGCATTTCGCAGAATTTCTACAATCTGTTTGGCTTGTTCGTCTTTGATTAAAACTTTGGGCACATAAGGAAATTCACCAGCACCGTTATTGTCGTCAGCATCATGAAACTGAAAATGATGTTTGGCAAGATACTTGTGTGCAGTTGTGGGAGCAGGAGTACCTGGATCAGTAATTTGAATCAATACGCTATCGCCAGGGTGCGGGTAGTCACCTGATTGGGCTTGTGCGTAAGATATGTTTATGATTTTAGGCATTAGATACTACCTTTTGATTAACAACATCACGAAAGAGCACAATCAATTTCATCATTCTTACGTAACCGTGAGTACCGCAGAGTCGAATACGTTGTTCTCTACCATTTATAAAAGTTTCGATAGTGATCCAAGGAATCAATTCTTGATTAGCGTTCAGATCCAGATCAATAGATGTAATCTGCCCGCGCAATGTACCAGCAGCACTTTCCCAGCGTACACGATCACCTACACGGATATCAGTAACATTGCTCATTGTGTTTATCCTATTGATTGACTATAGAGTTATTATAGCAGATTTGGGCAAGAAGTCAAGCCTTTTTTAGAAGTCGGGATAACCGTCACCCGCTGCTTTAATCTTAGCGTAAGCCTCTTCTTCAGTGAGAGGAGTTACATTGTGCTGAGCCAAAATTTCGGGACCTACAAACATTACCGGACAGTAACGACCACTAGCCCCACGAGCTATAGCCATAGCACCCATTACCGGAGTATCGTACTTTCGGTCACTGAAGTCGCACTCTCTTACCATTGCTTGTACGTACATAACTAGCTCCTTTTCTCAATTTGTATAGCTATTATAGCACTTTTGGGTAAGAAGTCAAGCTTTTTACATAAAATAAAACATGAACAAAATCAATCACTTAGCTTTTTATCTATGTAGTAATGCGTAATCAAGTCTCGTTTAAACCCAGTAGTCGTGCCGTCACTAGCAGTAATGCTGAAACTATTAGATTCTTGGTTGTGAAACCAGTCCAAAAACTCTTCCCAATAATAAGCTGGTTCGTGTTCATGTTCTTTTTCCATAGTATGCCAAAACTCTAGCATTGTGTTGTTAGTACCATGAATAAACAACCTGCTTTGCATGACGGGTTCAACTACATTAGTTTCAGCTACATTAGTTTCAGATTTTTTAGCTTTTCTGAAAATATTTAAGATACTCATTTAATTTCCTCTGTTGCTCGTTTGTAATTAAACCATCCCAAAATTTCTGGTCCTGGGATCGCTTGTTCTTTAAGAGCGGCAAGATGCTGTTCCATGTATCTAAAAAGAAAACCGTACATATCTCTGTTACCTTGTACCATATGATCCCATACGCCCAAAGTGCCGAACGCATTGGCATAATACAGCTTTAAATAATTTTCTTGTAGTGCTTTTCTAATTTCAGGAGTAGGATAAATGTTTAGTAATGTTCCGCCAAAACAAAGAGCCATTTTATGAGGCATTACTACACCATTCCAATACACAATATAATCATCGCATTGCGGAACGTGTTTTAACACTGGTCTATTATCTAACAAACTCCAAGCTTTTTCCCTAGACATATTAACCTCTAAAGTGCATTGTCATATTCTGGTGTTAATGCGTAATCCCAAAGTACAGATTCTTGAACTGTTTCTAAAGTACCTTCTACTGGAGTAAATCCATAACTCCAATATTTGATCAGTCTTTTGGGTGATTGGTTAGTAATACGATTGAACCTAAGTGAACGAGTATTGATATCACGAGCAGTCATGTCACCTAGAATCCATTCATTACCTGTTGTAGCTACTTGACATACAGTAATGTCAAAGTGATTGATCACATCTTGTATAGTATCAAAATACTTACAAGTGATTATTTGTAGTTTCCACTTTTGATTGTTGGCTTTAATCTCAAAAGTAACCGCATTTTTTGTTGTCATAAGCAGATAGACACTGCCATTGTACACTGATAATCCACTGTTATTAATATTTTGTAGAATTTTTTCTACTTGCAGTGCGTCCTTACAAAAAACATCTATGTCACTGTGTTCACCAACTGGTTTGTTTTGGAACCAACGCAAACAAGCACCGCCTGCAATCCAAGGACCATTATCCAAATCAGGTTCGACTAGGTTGACAGGTAGCTGATCATCGGGATGAACTGTTTGATATTTCAACAACCTACCCAATTCTTTTTTGGGACGCTTAGTAACTGTCCACGCATCAAGCGTGTCAAATATAGCCCTTTTAGCAGGTCCTAGTACAAAACTCATTTTGTTTTCCTGCTTGTAACGATTTCGTCAGCCAACCCATATTCAACAGCTTCGCTAGCAGACATAAAATAATCGCGTTCCATATCTTTAGCCAACTCTTCAAAAGTTTTACCTTTGCTGTTATGCTTAACGTAAATTCCAGTCAGGTTCTTTTTCATTTCAAGAATTTCTTTAACTTGAATTTCCATATCCGTAGCTTGACCACGAGCACCTCCGGAAGGTTGATGAATCATATGGCGAGCATTTGGAAGCATCAAACGCTTACCTGGTGAACCTGATTGTGCGATAAGACTACCCATTGAACAAGCCTGACCCATTACAATAGTTGTAATTGGGCATTTGATAAATTGAATTGTATCGTACACTGCCATGCCAGCAGTCACTACACCACCAGGAGAGTTGATATACATAAAGATTTCTTTGTCTGGATCTTCCGATTCCAAAAACAAAAGTTGGGCTACAATCAAGTTAGCCATTTGATCATGAACTTCACCCTCGAACAAAACTACTCTGTCTTTCAGCAAACGTGAATAGATATCGTAGCTACGTTCACCACGTGATGTTTGTTCAAGTACAATTGGAACCAATGCCATAAAAAATCCTCTAAGTTAAATTATATTGTTTAGATATAATACACTAAGAGGATCGGTAAATCAACTTAAACGGTGATTATTTACGTTTAGCTCTACCCACATCGCCCACTTCGGGTTTTGTTTTGGGTTCGGATTTTGTTTTGGTGCCACGATTTATTTGTGCTGCGGCAGCGGCAA